AATACTATACCGTCCACCTTGTTACGGCGCTTACGCGCATGCGTTGGCTGGGTCAGGCTAGTACTGGGAGCGTATGCGCGCCGCGCCAGCGCGTCGCGTATTGCTTTCGCCGCGGCCTTCGGCCGCATTCATATAACTCACTTCAGTGGCATAGTACAGAGTGCCCATGAACAGTGTAGTTCGTAGATTTTGCTTTACGTGGCACGATTACGATTGTGAAGATGTCGCAAAAACGGAAAGTTTCATCAACACCCATTGTAAATACGGAATATTCGGTAAAGAAGTTTGTCCAGATACAAGACGAATACATCTCCAAGGTTTCTGCTCGTTGGCTAAACCGAAAAGATTCAAATGGATTAAGGAACAACTGTCTAACCGTATCCATATTGAGAAGGCAATGGGATCCGACAAGGAAAACCAACAATACTGTAGTAAATCAGGCGAGTTCTTTGAGAAGGGGAGTCCTTCTGAAGGATCCGGACAACGGACGGACATTCAGTCCCTTTTGGAAACTATACAAGGAGGTGAGCATGACATTAGACGGATTGCAGAAAAACATCCCGCATGCTATATCCGATACTATAGAGGTATACGAAGCTACCTAAATCTTGTAGCACCTGTTAGTCCCAGGAACTTTAAAACAGAAGTGCGGTATTATTGGGGACCTCCGGGATCCGGGAAATCACGTAGAAGTCTGGAAGAATCATCTGGACTACTTGACGGCACGGTCTATTATAAACCCAGAGGAGAATGGTGGGACGGCTACATGCAGCAAACGTCTGTTATTATAGATGACTTCTATGGCTGGATAAAATACGATGAACTGCTGAAAATATGTGACAGATACCCACACAAGGTTCCAATAAAAGGAGGATTCGAAGAGTTTACAAGCAAATATATTTTTATTACTTCAAATGTTGATGTATGTGACTTGTACAAATTCAATGGTTATACTACGGCTGCTATTGACAGACGTATTACAATAAAAGAAAACATTATATAGCTTCAAAGGCTTCTGAGAACGATTCTTCCAATGCCCTAGCCTGTACCGCTTTATCGTTAAGATAGTTTTGGTTAATAAGTTTGCAAGTAACGTATTCGACGACATGATAGTAGTTAACATTCTCGGTAGCATCAGGTATTCCTTGTATTCCAATCATTCCACAATAAAATTCAACATCGTTATATAAATTCACGATATCAATTCTCGGCTTCCATTTAATGACAGCTGCAGCGTCTCCAGTGCCAGTCGTTTCCGCTTGAACATGAACAGCTGGTACAAATGAACGGTAGGCAGTTTGAGTTCCACGATACACCCTACTCTTATCGATCGATAACATCGATGAGTAATTCGTAGGCTTAGTCGTCTTCTTATGCCAGGGTACCAAACAATATGTTCCAATACGAGACGTTGAATTATTAGAAACGTTCATAGACGGTATAACCTTAACAGCATAACGCTGAAACTGGAAGGCCTCAAACTGCGTCAAAAATGGCTGCAGCTCAGGGAAGTCTTTAGCGGTAAAATTCAATCCAATATATTCGTTCACTTGCGAATTAACTTTAACTGTACGTATGCGCTTCAACTGAATTATCATGTCACCAGGCTTAACTCTCTGTTGATACTTTCGACGGCGTCTATATCTCATAAAGCGTCGCTTATATCTCCTTACTGGCCGGCGAGCCTTAAAACGTCTCCTCAAGGCCATGGTAGCGAGTCTACTGAAGTGAAAGGCCGAGCGCCGCTGTTGCTAAGCGCGCGGCCGTTACGTGTTACAAGGTGGACGGGT